TGTTGCTGATAGTAAAGGAGGGTTACCTGTTGCAGCATTTGTAATATCAAATTGATTTACTGCTGAACCTGTTGTTTGAAATATAATTTGTTCATTACCACTTTCATCTGCAATAAAGTGTGCATCATCAATTAAAATATTTGCAGAGTTAGTATCTAAATCACCACCCAATTGTGGAGTTGTATCTTCTACAACATTTGATATGGCTCCTGATGTAGCAAGTCCAGCTACAATCGTGGATCTTGTAATTTTTTTAAGTCCTCCACCTGAAGTATCAACAGCTACAAAAACATCATCACTCGCAACAGAAGATATTTCAGATAAACTACCTGCAGCAATTGAATTAAAATTTGTACCATCTGCAACTAATAAATTACCTGCAGTATTTGTACCCATAGTAATATCATCACCAGATACTGTAAGATCTCCAGATACAACTACATTGCCACTAAATGTGGCTTTACCAGCATCAGACATATCAAATGTTAAAGCTGTAGTTGCTACGCCTCCATCATTTCCACGAATAAGAATATCTTTATCAGAAACTTTTGATTCAATATAAACATCACTAGATGAATTATAGATACGAAGCATTTCCGTGCCATCATCTTCGTAGATAACTCCACTTCCTGCTGTACCTGCATCAAGAGTAATACCACCACCAGATTCTATATTAATAGAATCAACGGCTGTACCATCTGATACGATATCTAAATCACCATCGGCATTAGATCCAATTGTTAAACCTGTGTCTCTAAAAAGAAGTTTGTTTGCACCATTTAATGTTAACCCTGTGCCATCTGTATGTGTTAAAGTTGTATCTGAATCTGCACCAAAACTTAATACAGCAGAATCACTTAATAATTTAAGGTCATCACCAATAATAGCATCTGCAGCTACTGAAAGACCACCATCTGTTTGTAGTGAACCATCAGTTGTTGAAGTTGCGGCAGTAGTATCATCTGTTTTTACAATGCCGCTAGCGGTTACTGTTGTAGCCGTTAAGGCTTGTGCAGCAATCGTGCTACCGGATTGTGCCGTAAAAGTATTTGCTGTAAATTGAAAATCATCAGCACCTGCAATTTTAATATCTATTTGATCGTCTGTATCTGCTGTAATACTTGTATCAGCATCTGCATCTAAAATTAATTCATCACCATCTAAGTCGTTTGATCCAACAGACGAGATACCTGTATCAACGATATTAGTTCCATCAGCAAATAAAATTTGTGTACCTTTATTGGTTGCAGCAAAAGTAAATCCGGATGCTGAAGCCGCTTTAAATAAAACAGTATAAGCTCCCGTTGTTGCATTTGAAACAATGTATGATTTTACTACGTCAGCGGGAACAGTTACTGTTTGATTTCCTGTAATGGTTCCTGTTAATTTAATAACATGATGACGAGCTTCAGAAGTTGATGCTGTCGAATCTCCATCAGTAATAGCTAGTGTAGTTGTTTGTACTCCACCCGCTATAGATTTTGAAAGATAGCCACCAAAAGCTTGTTCTAGAATTTCTAAATTCGTATTAGTTGTTGTTCCCCATGTACCGGCATTCTCGCCGGTTGTCATCTTTTCTGTACCAAGTACCGTATATGACGATGCCATTAAGCGCTCCCTACAAAAATTTCCACATCACACGCTGCAGTATCTGCGTCCACGGTGATGTCAACTAAGTCAGAAAGACCTGAAGCTAAAGCTGATCCTGCTGCTTTCATTGTATCTACAACGCCACCGCTATTGTCACCTGGATAAATAAACGAGTGACCTGCATCTACTTTCATTCTAAATTCTGTATTATCTTCATCTCTAAAAGTTAACATAATATGATTCGATGAATCTAAATTTGTAATTCTAATATATCTAACATCACCATCATCAAACATTCCTGCAACATAACCAACTTTATTAGCAGATACACCTACACCACTGATTGCTGATATAAATCCTATTAATCCACATTCTGTTGTTGATGCGGTTACAACTCTTTTTGTAATTTCATTAACACTAGAAATATCTAGAGATCTTTCCGATCCATAGTCTATGTTGTTAAGAGTGATTGCTTCTTTTACTGATACTGTTAGTGTTGCCATATTTTAATCCTTACGGTGTCTGAGAAGGAACGGGTATACGTGGTTCACCATCCGTATAGTCGTCTCGTCTTCGTCTACCTATTTGTTCTCCACCGAATTTTTGTACTTCGGTTTGATATTTTTGTTCGTATAATTGTAGCATATCCATTGGACCTTTTAAATAGCTAAATGCTTCTACCAAGCAGGCATATAAAAGTCCATTGCCAAAATTCAAACTTAAATAAGTTGTCGTATTTGCTGAACTCAATCCTAGAGGTCTAGCATTATAATGTAATTTATACATAAAACTTGAACTTGGAGTAGGCACAATTGTTATTCTTCCTGAAGAAGTTGCACCACTTCCTGTCGCTCCTCCTGACATAGCATAGTATTTTGGCGTGCCAGTAGTTGTTTCCGCTGCATCATATTCTCTTAAAAAACTGATATCTTTCTTTTCTAACCAGCTATTAGCGCCTGTTGCCGCTGTTGTTGAAGTATAAACCTGAAGTCCCCTAACAAATAATGTTCCCGCAGGAGCATAAACATTGTCTTTGGAAGCTGTTAAATTTCCAAGCATTTCTTTTCGATCTGCATCAATTGGAATTTCTCTTTGTATTCTAAGTTCTGAATTATCTATAAATTGATCTGTAATTGTACTTGAAAGTACGCCTGTTCCGACTTCAGTATAATTCTGAATTGCTGTTGTAAGTGTTGAATATGTAAATCCTGCCATTATGCACTAAGAGTTGCTGGTCCTATTGAAACCGGAAACCCTCCTCCTTTCACGTTACCTGCTGTTGCGGTGTTTGTGTTAACTGTAAAATAAAACCAATCTGTTGTAAAATCTGTGTCTCTACTACCGCTAACATACTTACCTGTAGTAATAGCATAACCTGAAGCATATGCAATATTTGATCCTGCTATACCATCAAAGCTGCCTGGATCGCCATATCCTGCAGAACCACTTGAAACTGTTGGTGCACCTCTAAATCTGTATGTTGATCCATTTGTTAGCCCATGATTCGGTGCATGGACATTAATAATGCCTGATGAAGCTGCATACGTGGTAAATGGATCAGGGATTAATAATTGTGCTACAGTTTTTTCTGTTCTATCTGTTCTTACATTTTGTAAACCTTGTGCGTCTCCACCATGAGGTCTTGGCTCTAATTGAGGTTGTTTTGATTCATATTCAGATTTATGAACAAACATTCCATTCCATTCTCTAACCATTTCATTATATGGAAAAGCCATTCCTGATCGGTCTGATATTGCCTGTGCGTATTTTCCTCTTGCGTATGCCATTATATATTCGGATAGTAATTCTTCGGAGTTATATAAGTACTAGCTGAAGAACCATCTTCTGCTAATGCTCGTGTTAACTCGTCTTCATACAACAGTTTCATTTGTTGTACTAATTGTGGGTTAAATTTTTGTGCTAAATAAAATGCAAGTCCTGAAACCATACAAGGTACAAATCTGTATGGAACATCTGTTGCGTCTGTATAAGTTGCGTCTGCATCTTGAATTCTTTTTACAAAAAACATGTGAACGTCTTTTGATGCATTTGTTGAATCGGGTGTTGGGTAAATTGTAAATGTAGTTTTGTCCACGAATCTTTGAACGAAATATTGTGCTGGAGTTCCTTTAGAAAGCTTACTTGATAATGCTGAATAAGCAGATCTAGCTATTTTTGTAAGAGAAGAATCAGATTGATCCGTATCTGTTTTATCGGATCTAAGTGTAGCTTCTAAAACATCATCCAAGCCATAAGTAGAAGTTCCAGTTGTTCCGCCTGCCGTAGTAGAACTTGTTCCATCGCCCGATGCTCTATAACAGTCATATTCTGCCTGACCATCAACTAGCTCAATATTAGTATCGCCTACTTCCCTATAGTGCAAACCTCTATTGCCCCATTCTTGAAAAAGAATATTTCAAGATCGTCTTGCTGTTTTTAATTGATATCCAGAAGATACTTGTGAACCTATACGCTCATAGGCTTCATTGATAATATCATCAACAGCAAATGTTTTGTCGAAAGTGACTGTTCCAGAAGTAGTATTCGCCATGGGCTACCTACTATACGTATAATGCCGTTACACTATTACACTGAGTTTCTGTATAAGTAATATAAGCTCCAGAAGCAAAAAGAACACCGTCATCTGCTAAAACAAGATTATCATTAACCCCTAAAGTAGCATTAGAACGAACTGTTATTAAACTTGTTCCTGCTGTTCCACTATTTCTTACGTAAATTGATCCAATAGCACCGCCACCAGTCCAATTTAAATTTTTAACCCGTGTACGACCTTCAAAAACAATTCCTGCTACTTCAGAATTAATTCCTGCAGACATATTTCCTGCTGGGTT